GGCATTTGTGCCATAAGTGTAAGTTCCTTTTCGTTAAGTGTGTTATTCGCTCTTGGCTACTGGGTTCGCTTTTGCAAGTAATTCATTTGCAATTTCACGATATCCCTTAGCAAGAACTGGGTCTGTTGTTGCATCAGCCTTAGCCTTATAGGTTAAGCCTTTTGCTAGGTATTCATTTGATTCTGCGCCTTGACGAATTGCTGTCCGCTTTGGACCACCCGCAACTGTCTTAGATAATGCTGTGGTTAGTTCGGCTTCTAGTTTCACTGACTTCTCTACCGCTGACTCTTTTTCAGCGCGCAAAGTATCAATCTCTCCCATGACCATTTCCATAGCACTCTTAACGGCTTTTTCAACAAGAGCCTTCATGCTCTCATCATCCTTGGACTCATCATCCTCGGAAACCTTTTTCTTTTTTTCCTCATCCTCGGATTCATCATCCTCTGACTTTTCGCCTACTTCTTCCTCGCGCTCTGCATCCGCATCATCTGATGCTGCTTTGGCTTCTTGTACTTCTTCTTGCGCTGTTTCAGCGGCAACGGATGGACCTTCTGCTGTCTCTTGCTCTGCGGTCTCGCCGTATTCTTTGTCAATATCGTCATATCCGTGAGACTTACATTCCATTGTAATGTCCTCTAGGGCTTTGCGAGCCGCGGCATAACGCTCAACCATCTCTTGTCGTGAAGGAACTACCTTTGATTCACCATTCATAGGTGCCACGGAGTCATCTTTCACTTCGTTTTCGTTTTCCATCTCTGAACCTTTCGTGGTCATCTTTGCTACCTCTGATGGTAGCGGTGCTTTGTATTCATGTAGTTCCTCTACTTGAACCAAACTTGATTCGCCTTCAACTGACTTAGCCAAAATTAACTTTGCTGATGGGTTGGCAGGTCTATCCACTAAACTGACCTCGATAATTTGTCCATCAATGATGCGCCCATTAGCCGCCTTGCTATCGCGCACAACGCGTGGTGACTTAATACCAATGCTGAATCCTTGGTATACGCGGGCTTCTACCTTCTTTACCGCAATAGGGTCTACAACTAGAACACCAATGTAGTGACCATCAGCCTTTGACTCGTATTCTTTTGCAACACCAGCCGCGGAAGGTCCATGCATTTCACGAACATTTCCACCTGATTTAAACCATGCTGGCATAGCGTTATCAAGCCATGTTGGGTCGCAGATTTGGCTATCTAGGTCTAGCGTGTCATCAGTAGCCTTACCAAATACCATAAGGGTTCCGTCCTCGTTGCGGTCGTACTTAACGATAGACGCATAACTGTTTGTATAATCCATTGCCATTGTTTTCTCCTTATGCCGAATATTGAACAATTACTGAACCTACTGCTGTACCTGCCGCTGAGATTGCATAAACAATATCTCCACCGCTTAACCAAAGTTGATAAGTTTGTCCAGCAAGAACAATATGACCTTTTTTAGCGCCTGATGTGGTTACATCTGAATTGCCAACAAAAATAGATTGCGCGTCAGTATTTTGAAATGAAACCGCTCGGCCTTGCCCCATGGTTACAGGCAATTGTGCAATTACTGTAGCCGTTGTTTCAACTGTATTATTTGTGCTTATGAAAGCCATTTTTTCTCCTATTGTTGTTGTAAGTATACTGCTTAAAACTCTATTTCTATCTCTAAATCACCAGAGTCATTTGGGTCGTCAGGTGAATAGTAAGGTGCTAACGCGCACATGCAATTAGGATGTGCTGGCGGTTCGCTATCCCCGCTTGGGAAAGTGTCGCCAATATCAATTGGACCAACATCCGCATTTTCTTGACATACCTCGCAACCTTCTGCAACTAGCCATTCGACCTGACCTACGCCAGCGGATTCATAGCGGTCACGCGTAGCGACTGATACGGCTCGGCTCATTTCGGTCTGTGCGATAACCAATGCGTGTTGTGGGTCATCAATAATTGTGTCAATCATTTGTGCGGCTTTGGCTGATGTCCAACCTTCCTCTAATGCTTTAGCAAGTGCCGTACCAATTCTGTCCAGTTTTGTTTCCAAAACAACATCAGATATGACCATGCGTTCTCTATCCAACAGGCTTTGTAGTCCACCTTTAGGCTTTAGCAATGCCGCCGCCGCTCTGTTCCCCGGTCTCCATGTTGCCCAGTTAACTACGCCAGAATTGACAGTAGGTGCTTTACGCAAACCTATCAGGCGGGCGAGTCGTGACTCAGCCGCATACTCACCAGTCACATAACCTTCTGCATACAAGCGGGCGAGCGCAAGTTGCATAGGTTTTTGACTCACGGATATTTGAGTACGCGCCCAATCTCTAGCCATTTGTGGCGAAATTGAGCCACCTGCGGGGTGGGTTTCATCCCATTTACGGGCTATCTCATCACCATGCAGGACAGATTTGAAGGCGCGTCTAATACGACTCGCGTTTTGTGCCGCTACGCGTACTGTTGCGGCGTAAGATGACCAATACATTTAGATGCCTAGATAACACTCGGCATACCAACGGGCTGAATCAAGGTCGTTTGTTTCCACAAACTTATTGAGTACATCAGCGTATGTTGGCTCTAAAGACTTAAACTCGAACGGGCGCGTAGGATTTCCCTTGCGTACCCAACGAATAAACTTTTTAACTTCCTCAGCGGCATCCTCGTCAATTTCATCCGCTGGTGCGGCTGGGTCATCAACAGAATCCGTTGTTGGTTGTTCAGTAGGTGCTGGTGCTTCCTCGCCATTAGTAGGAACTGGTTGCGCCTCTGTATCTACATCAACTGGTTCCTCGTCCATTGGAATACCAAATGGGTCAAGAGGCGTACCTGCATTAACCAATCCTTCTGGTGTAAATACATACACGCTTGCGCCTGTAATGAGCATTGGCATATCAGCCTCAGGTGTATCAATCAAAGGCAGACCTTGTTCTGCGCGTGACTCGTTAATTGTCTTACCACCTGAACGCTTTTGGATTTCATCACGCATAGCGGTCTCTTGTGTGTTGGTGCGCTCGCTTGGTGCAAGGCGGAATTCCAACTCGCGTGGCATACCTAACCAGCGATATGACAATGCGCTAAGCATTTGACTAATCCAGTTAGCGGTAGGAATTACTCCAATGGCTTCGCCTGAATCAGACTCACCCTCTTGTAATCCTGATGCACCAATACCACCTGAACCATTGAATCCGATTTCGGATGGCAGTACACCAAAGTGACCTGTGATGGATGCGATTAGGTAGTTATCCATTGCATCGCTGAACTTCTCTGAGTAACCTTCCTCAAAGTTTAACTTACCACCGGGAACTAGGATACGAAGGCGGTTACGATTACCAGTTTGTCCTGATAGGTCATCATTGTAGATATTTTCATATGCACGAATCTGGTCAGGTGTCATTTTTTCATCAGCAGGTAATTCCAAGTATGACTTAGGCATAGTGCCATCTGTGAACTCGGAACGAATCCATTGCTGGCGGCGTAGGTAGATATCAGCCAAAGGTAGTGCGCGCTCTACTGGTGACAATCCATACACGCTCATTGAGCGGCGGTTGCGTACAAAGTAGGCTAATTCATCAGATGTAAATTGACCATCTGCGGCTTCATCATCAATCGTTGCGGCAAACTCTGAACGAGGGAAGCCATACAGAATTTGTTGGAACGCTGGTCCCGTCTCAGGCATTGGACGCATACCGCGGTCATCTAATAGCGGCTTAATGGTTGAGCCATCAAGGATTTGTAACCCTTTAATTTCCCCGCCTACAGTCATTTGTGGCCATATAGCCCACGCATCAAGGACATCAATTTCCTCAAGTGCCATGCTAAGCCAATCAACAAATGCTAATCCGTTTTGTGGGTCTGGTGTTTCCCAGAACTCGCGCATACGGGCAATCTCTGGTGCAAACTTTTCACGAGCCTCAGCCATTGCGCGTAGGTGATTACCACCAGCATCAGCGATAATTCTTTCGCTTGCTGATTCGCTTAGAACAATATCCCAGTCAAGTCCAGTCAATTTGGCTTTGCGTACTTCAATACAACGGCGCAAGATATCAATTTGTTCAGCCGCGGCGCGTAGGGTCTTAAAAGGTACTAATCGTGTTTCAGTAACATTGATGTTCTGCGCGACTTGGTATTCATAACGGCGTGGCTCAGGACGACCAGTTTCAGGATTCAGCGGGTTAAGCGCAGAAGGAATAAGTGGGAGTCCGGGAGCAAATGGAAGGCTAGCCAAAATTGGATTACGAGGTAGCGGGGTACTTACTGTTCCGTACTGTTGTGTAGCAATACCACCGACAGCGCGCATCTGCTGTTCAGTCATGATGCCTGTACCTGCTGGCAGGTTTGGTGCCTTCATGATTTCGTCAGCGACGCGTTTCGCGAATCTGTCAAACACACCCATTGTGACTCCTATTGGTATTGTTGTACTATGAACTTAGTTGAAAAAGCGGTAATCAATGGTGGCAAGTTAGCACCAATCGTAATCCCTAATGGTTTGACATCAGGTACAGGTTTAATGAACCCATCAATCTTTATTGATGATGATGGTGACATTTTAGTTAATCTTCGCCATGTTAATTACACACTTTATCATGCCGAGAACAAACAAAGGTTTTCTAGCAGGTTTGGTCCATTAAGTTATTTACATCCCGAAAAAGACCAACGCCTTGTAACGGAAAACTATTTGTGTCGCCTCGATAGCGAATTAACCATGACCAACTTTGCCCGAGTCGAGATGCAAACCTTACATGACCCTATCTGGGAGTTTGTAGGCTTAGAGGATGCTCGCGTAGTCCAATGGAACGGCGAGTACTTCCTAATCGGTGTGCGTAGAGATACCACCACTAATGGAGTGGGTCGCATGGAATACACACAGATTGACTTGGATAAAGAAAACTGGACTGTGCGGGAAACTCACCGCAAGCGCATTAAGGCTCCATTGACAGATGACTCATACTGCGAAAAGAACTGGATGCCTGTCGTAGATAAACCTTACACATTTGTAAAGTGGACTTTGCCTACCGAGGTTGTGTACTCACACCCAGAAGGCGAGGATACCGAACAGATGTTCGTACGCCACTCGATTACACCACCAGCAGACCAACGAGGCGGCTCACAGGTTATTAAGTGGGGCAGTATGTATATCTGCGTAACTCACGAAGTAAGTTTATTTAAGAACTACCTTGTGCAGAAGGATGCTATTTATCGCCACCGCATAGTCATATGGGATGAGCAATTTAACTTTGCAGGTATGACCCAGCCGTTTAGTTTCCTAGATGCCCGCGTTGAGTTTGCGGTAGGTGCGGCTAAGCAAGGCGAGGATTTGCTCATTAGTTTTGGCTTCCAAGATAATGCGGCATTTGTATTGCGCGTACCTAAATCAGTTGTAGAGGACTTAATCAAGGAAGGTTTAGCATATGAACATTGAAAACTTGGTCGTGGATTTATCCAAAGACCCATTTAACCCTAGTCTAAACTTTGACTTGGCTGAGGAATACCTACGCCTAAATCAAACCGCTAGCGCCGTATCGTTCTATCTACGCTGTGCTGAATACAGCGGGGAAGCCAGCCCTAAGGCTTACGCATCCCTTATCCGCATGGCGCAATGTTTTAACGACCAGCAAGGGCGTGAATACTCTGTAACTAATTGCCTACTGCAAGCGGTAGCGTATGACGATACCCGCCCAGAAGCATATTTCCATTTGAGCCAATTCTTTGAAAAGGCTGGACAATGGCAAGAGGCGTACACATGGGCATCTTTAGGATACGGATGGGCTAAGGCTGACCCTGACCCGCTACCCGCTGACTTGGGCTACTACGGGTCTTATTGCCTATTGTTCCAAAAGGGTATATCCGCATGGTGGATAGGTCGTAAAGATGAATCGTTATCCACTTTGCATGTGCTTAAAGGACTCAGCATGAACCAAATGTACAAGGATGCTGTCGCTCATAATTTGGACAAACTAAATGCTCTGCTTTGATATCGGTGCAAACCGCGGTGACTTTACCTATGCGGCATTGGGTAAAGGATACAGCGTAGTAGCCTTAGAACCCGCCCCTCGCGTGTTTGCAGAGTTGGTTGGTAATTTTATCTATAACCCAAATGTAACGCCTCTTAGATTCGCTGTAAGCGGCTCTAACTACGAGACTGTCGAGTTCTTTGAGGCTGACGAGGACGGGCTTTCGACCATTAACATTGACTGGCTAACAGATGAATCCATGCCATACGCTGGGAAACCTTATCGGACAATCACAGCGACCACGATTACCATTGACACACTTGCCCAATTATACGGCACACCCGACCTTATCAAAATAGATGTCGAAGGTGCAGAGTGGCATGTATTCAAAGGACTAAGTTCCAAGATGGGAACGATAGCCTTTGAGTGGACTTACGCAACCATGAAGGAAC